AAACTCAATCCATTCAAAAGCTTGAATGCAAAACCTTTAAGGTAAGCATTGCCAATAATGGTGGGGTCCAACCCTTAGTGGTGGATGTACCAGCAGATCAGTTACCAACCCAGTTCCAAAAAATAACCATTGAAGCGGATAATGCCAGCATTAGGAAAGCTTTGGAAATGGGTACGGAAATTGACGGTGTCAAATTACTACCGCGCGGAACTTCTTTAAGAATTAAATAGGAGAATGATTAATGGATTTTATGAATGAGCAACAGGATTTGAAATCGAAATCAAAGTTTGCCAAGGCTAATGATCTGGCTGATGGAAAGTATTCTGGCAAGATTTCCTTTGCTGGTTTTGTTGAAATAACTATTAAGGAAACTGGTGAGAAAAAACAGACCTACCAAATCAAAGTAATTTTGGCTGGGGTAGAAACTCAGATAACCTATTGGCTTAAAACTGATGCTGATCTTAGAAGACTGCTAACCAGCTTGGGTAGACTTGGCTTTGATGTTGCAGCATGGGGGCCAAAGTTTAATAAGCCTTATGAAAATGAACTGATCAAAGCAGGCGAAACTCTGACTAATCACATCCTGAGTTTCCATAAAAGCACCACATCCAATGGCTACCCTTCAATCGGATTGGATGAACTATCAGAATCAAATGCAGATCTCCAGGCTGAACTGGATCAACTGCCCTTTTAGACCACCCATTAGGGGTGGCAGGGTTATCATTGCCCCTGAGATACCTTGATGGGGCTGTCAGCACCCACCCACTGACAGCATTAATATTCATGAGCTTATCAGGCTGGTTTGTGGCATATGAGAGTGCCTTAGTAACACACCTTGCTTGTTGCAAGAACTAGCCAGCCTGATATTTAAAAACACACACAAATTTAAGAAAGGGATTACATGCCATTTGTTGGAGTGAATATAAACAAGGAACGAATAGACATAACTAAAATTGAGAATCCAAAAACCAACATTATTAAGGGAACCGTTTTTTGCCCTGCATGTAATGCCAGTTTGATCATAAAAGATGGGGCAATAAAAAGAAGCCATTTTGCTCACAAAACAGAAGATATTAGCTGCCCATATTCAATTTACGAAAGAGGTGAAAGCGACCAACATAGGACTGCTAAAATGTGGCTCGCAGAAAATGCTGGAACTATCCTCCCAGATTATTGTTCAGCAACAAGCCACATGGAATATTACCTGCCTTCAAGTGGGAATCGTAAAAACAGGATTGCCGACATCTTATTTGAATTTAAAGCTGGATGGAGAACAGCTCATGAAATCCAGCTATCACCACAAGATGTGACTGTTTTAAATGAGAGGACTGATGATTATGCATCAATGGGAATTGATGTCATATGGTGGTTTGGCGGGAAAGCCCTTGAACAAAAGCATAACGAAATCTGGAGCATTGAACGATATGGTGGACAATTCAGAATATATTTTGAAAAAGAAAAAAGTGTTTTTGCGGTTGGAGGTAACCAATACAGCCGTTATTAAGATGGCCCCAGCAAGCGGTGATAATCTTCCATGTTTTGAAAAGATATGTGAATCAGAGGAGGTTATCTTTAAAGCTTTAGAACTTGCCAACCCTATTTCTGAAACCTCATTTGTACTCCCTGAAAAACCTTATGTGTTTGTATCAATTAACCAGAATGAGGATTTGCACAAATGGAAACTGTCCCAATATTTCAAGGACTATATGGCCAACCTAATTGTGTTCAGGTGCTTACTTTTTTACGGAAAAATAAGTCTACCTATTTTGGCAGAATTTGCAGGACCTTTAAAGGATGTGCCTTGGTGGAATGAAAGAATCTATTCGGTATGGAAATCTTGTGAACTTAACAAGGTAGTCACAGATCCAAATGGTGGGGAAAGCTCCAACGATTTCTGGATAACTGATTTACAAAAAGTTTACAGCATAATGAGGCAATACAAAATCCCATTTATAAGGAAACCAAATGACCTTTGAACCCATCCCACATCTACCACCAGATGAACATGAAAACATCAGCGCATTCTTTGAACGCTGCTATGACCTGATTAGGGAACGAGCCAGCGAGTATGAACCCCCAGCAATTAGCCTGGGGAAGATTGCTTTGTACTGGCAGACCTACACCGACTGCAAAACCACTCCCTACGATGTCGCAATCATGATGGCACTGCTTAAGATTGCAAGGTTATCTAAAGGGCATCATCAGGACAGCCTAGAAGATGCAGCAGCATACTTGGCGATAGCAAATTCATTAAAGGAGAAGGCATGACCCCAGAAGAATTTGACCGTATTAAAGATGATCCTAAATCGTGGATTATGCCACAATTTAACAACCCTAATGCCCGCTTAATGGCAGCAGCACCAGACTTGCTTGAGGCTTTACAGTTTGCATTGGAAAGACTTGACTTAGCGGAAAGGGAACTGCGTTACGACCACAAAACTTTCGACTCAAAAGCACACGACCTAGCCATAGACAAGGCTAGGGCAGCAATCGCCAAAGCAACAAATTTAAAGGAGTAATCCCATTGCACTGGGCCATCTGATCCCACCCGGGAGTCAGACACGGCTGGTTAAACTTTGCAATGGGGTTTTTATAACAGGGTGGGGGAATTACCCCACCCCATACTAAGGAGGAATAGATATGACTTATTATTTGAATTGGGATTTAAGGCATGAATCGCAACCAGCTTTGAAAAAGAAATCTAAGCATGAAATTAAACTTTCAAAGGATGAAATAGCACATTTGATTTATGCGTTATGGGGCACAGATGAAAGAGGGCGTGAGTTATGCAATTTAAAACAATTAGCTTTTGAAGCAGATCCTAATGGCTGCCCAGATGAAAAATTCTATCAAAAAAAATACGATCTATTGAACGACTTAGCCAATAAATTAGAGCGTTTTGTAATGGAGAATAAATGAAATTCCTAGTACCTAAAAACTGGTCCAACTTTCAACACTACAAGAACAGGAATCCACCCTGGATAAAACTGCACAGAGGGTGCCTAATGGACCCTGCATTTCTGCGCCTTGATGTCTTTGGGAGATCACTTTGCCCCATGTTGTGGATTTTGGCCAGTGCCTATACAGATGGACACATACCCTACAACATTGAAGACATAGCAGTGGTGCTGAGGGTGTCTGATGCAGAATGTTCTAAAGGCATTAAGTCTTTACTGGATAAGGGGTTATTTAAAATTGTTGAGGTCGATGCTAGCAACATGCAAGCAGATGCTAGCAACATGCAAGCAAATGTACGCAAAACAGTGCCTAGAGAGAGAGAAGAGGAGAGGAGAGAAGAGACAGAGGAGAGAGAGAGTAGAGGAGAGGCAGACACCTGCTCTGAGCTGGTTCCCATCTCTGAGCCAACCACCCCAGAAATTTACCAACCTGAAATGATCTTTCCATGTGTAGGAAATCCCAAGACATGGTCACTAACTCAAAAGCTTTTTAATCAGATCCAAGAAGCCTATCCAGATGCCCCTATTTTGGATTGGATTAAGAAAGCCAAGCTTTGGACAGAGACCAACACATCTAAGCGAAAAACGGCAAAGGGAATGCCATCATTCCTGTCCAGATGGATGGCAACCCAAACAGATAGGCCAGCTCAACCAAGAAGCTTCCAAACCAACGGCAAAGCCAAGCCTGATCTGCAGGCAGCTATGTCAGCCATGCCCAGGGGATTTCAGTTACCACAGAGGATTCAGCCATGAATATCACTATCGATGCAAACGCTGCTTATTTCGACTGGCCCGATTGGATTCAGTTTCATTCCACCTTTTACGGCTGGGATCAAGAAAGGGAATTAAAGATGCTTTTAGCATGGTCGACCTATTTTGCAAGTGAAGGTTATGGCCCTGAAGAACTCTTGGCAGCTAGCAAAGATTTGACTGGGGTAAAAATATTCAAAAGGGAGGAAACCATTCACGAACTTGAAAAGGCTTTAAGGATCCGCAGGGAGAATTATCGCAGAACTATTAAACCTGAGGTTTCCGATTGCTCGATGTGTCGTGGCACAGGTTTAGTTTTGGTGCCATTCTTGAACCATGTGAAAAATGGGATCTGGTCATCCAAAAGCAAATGCTGGGTAAGCTGTATTTGTATTAACAGTTTGCCATTTAAAAGCACTGCATCAGGTGAAGGAAAGAAATCCATTATGACCCTAGAGATCTACGAACTTAGGAATCCAGACTGGATGCGCCAGATGGCAGCTTGTGAAGAATCCGAACGCAACCTAGCTAAAACTTTAAACGACTTAGCACCCAATGGGAACAAACCTTTGGATGATATCCTAGACCGCATAGCCAAAAGATTTAAACATAATCCAGTAGAGGAACCACCACCAAGAATGATAGTGGATGCATCGGTTAGAACTTACGGCTAAAATCTGATTAGGGATGGATCCCGCAACCGGAAAAGGAATCCATGCTAATTGAGTTTGGTCCACACACAACAAATTTACTTTGGCAAATTGGTGAAGCAAAATCACTTTGGTTTAAGAAAAACAACTGGCCTATTCATATTCAGAGAATGGCTAAGTTTGGTATCAGTGAAGAGCAAGCCAGAACCTATAACCAGTTTTGTGGTCTGTGTGGTGAAGCAGCTCTTTGGGAATGGCTATATGGTGACCTCTCAGGATTCTGGGAGCAACAGGCATACCTTCATGAATCCCAATCCCTGACAGATGGTGGCACTGATATGCCAGGGCTGGATTGCAAGACTAGGGATTTAATAACAGACCCAATCCCCTGGCTAATTATCACCCCACACAAATTAGATACCAAGGTCAGGTATGTTTTGTGTGTGGTTCAAAGTGAACACCCAAGCAAACCTGAGACTGTATCAGTTGAGATCATTGGATCCATCCATGGTGAAGTTGTAGACAGACTTAAACACCATTGGTGGCATGAAGGGCTGCACCGGATCACCATAAATCAAGAGTATTTGACCCCACCCGAAACTTTAAAATGGTAGGAGAATAGTTATCACATCAGGCATTTGCAGAAGATGTTTAAGGATTAGGATGTTGCGTTATGGTGTATGCAGTTA